CTACCTCAATGTTAACTCACTAAGCCCTCCTTACGGATGTGAGCAACTGCCTAGGCAGAGGATTACTAGTATCACGTAGCGAACTCGTTAGTGTCCACATTATTCTGATACACGCCACTGTAGTACCAGTGGTTAAAAGAAAGTAACTATATGTATGTTTGTTTTTGGTTCCGTGGTGGTGTTGATTGCGATTCAACTCCCAAACTTGGTTTTAATTGTATTTTCTGAGATTTTTATTTGTTTTTATATTTCCATGAGATATGCATGATTTTTCTGTATATATGTTGGGTTACCCCAGTTTCACGAGTACGACTAAACATAGACCGGTGAATGGCTTATTGTAAAGATCGCCAGTTTAAAGGCGGTGGCTCCTCCAGGTGCTGTGGCGCGGGTGAACGTTAGTGTGTTCGTGTCCGCATTGGTGTACCATGTCGCTACAGTACGAATACCAGCGTCTTGAGACACACCGAGCCCTAGTCCACTCCCACCTTGTGTGTACGTTCCTGCACTACTGTCAGTCGACCACACCACAATCAACCGGTTTGCACCAGTTTGTGTGATTTGGGACCCAGACGTAATGTCTATCAAATTGCGATTACCTGTGACCGATGTGAAGTTGAATAGGTCACCAGTACCAGCGAAGGTACCAGTGTAAATGGCGTGATCAGCAGCATTTGGCTGCGCGCCCCTAAATTCAACCACGTATCTGGCCAATAGGTACCCCTTGGAGGGGTCAATGTATGCGTGGATTGCTCCGGGCGAGTATTCCCGAGGGAACCCATCGCGACCGGTTTTCAACCAGGCACTTTGTCGTGTATTAATACCACCATGCATCCACACACTTTGCACCAAATGGTCAGCCATATTAAAATATTCCTCCATTGATGTAAAAGCGGCTTCAAGCGGGTCATAATCCCACGCTAATCGCACTGCTCCATCTGTTGTGGCTGCACATGTTGGCACCCACTCGAACTGGAACTTGATTCGCCACTCCTCGAAACACTCCGCTATATTACGAACCCACGTAAGTGTGTCCGATGTCACCACAATGCGAACATTGGCGTAACTAGCAATTGGAATGCTCTCGGCGTGCGCGATTCTGATACCCTCATTGGTACCAGTGTACACGGGTTTCATAGTCCGTACTATAGGCACCCTTGCCCGTGGCACAACAACGTCTACCGGCGTTGGTGCAACTGGAACCGTACGTCGGCGTATCATCCGACTGTCGTTCCTGCGTCTCGTGTTGCTGTTGTTCATCTCGAACCCTCTTCTTGTATTGTTTTAATCGGTATGTGGTTGTTTTTATGTCTTGGATCGTACCCAAGCCTTGACGGCTATATACTACTCAGTAACGGGTTATCATTCGTGATATCGAACGTCATCACGTCTTCAAACTCGTATCCGTCGTAGTATTTCTCCAACGCTACCTGCTCATCTGGACTGATACCCCACGCTTCAAACACTTGGACTCTCGTCCAAGCATCGGGTTCACGATATAATTCGGTCATACCTTTACTCATCAACTTCATGCCTGTGGCAAAAGTTGGATCATCGGTAAACTTACTCATTCGCATACACCCTATACGTTGGTAACATTTATAGAAATTTTGAACCACCGGAACACCACCGGTTAAGTTCAATCCTCCCGTCCCTACTGCAGTGCACCACTTCTCTCGTGTTGCCGCATTGGTGAGGTTGTGGACCGTTATGCTGTCCTTGCGGAGTGACGATGGTATATTACGTACCATACGACACTCATCCCCAATCTCTATCGGGTGCATTTGACAGAATTCAATCTGGTGGAGTTTATACACGGGCTCCTCAGCCACCATGCGGAATCCCATATCGAGAAACCATTCATCCAACCCAAGATTAAACTTTTCTAAGTCATCATCCTCCATCATCACTACACAGTCATCCCCATTATTCATAAGTTTAACATCCACACCTCGTGACTTGGCGTATGCATGTACCATAGCACACATGAGAATACAGTTTCCCAAACCAGTATTCATGTCACCACTAAATCTCTTTCCCGTAACTTTGTATTTTAGCTTTCCATCAGCACAATACCCAGCTCCACGGTTATCCATCTGCCACTCCAGCAGACTGGCCAACTCCTTATCATGGTCGAACATCTCTTTGTAAATCGAGTGTTCCCATCCCAAGGCAGCTGGGGAGACATGCATGTCGAACTTGGTTGCATCAAGTCCAACAGCCACCGGCCGCGCAAAGCTCCGCCACTTCCCACGTGCGATCTCACCAATCTGGCTAACATTAAATCCTTTCATGACGGTCGGTCCGTCACCAAAGACGCGACGAATACCATCGTATATTTTATGTTCTACAGACTTGATATACCGACCTAAACTTAAGTTATAGGCGGGATCACGAGGTTGTATGCAACGGGGAGCTTTCTCCGGGTTCACGAGTTCCATCTTAACGAACGCTATCGAATAAGCATCACGTCTAGACAGTCCAATTTGACAAAGTTTCTTATATGCATTTGTATAGATTGTAAGTCTGCGGCCCTGATACGTGTCAACAGTTTGTTGATAGGTATATGGGGCGGTCTTAACCGTCCTTTCTAACAAGTGTTTTTTAAAGTCACTAAGTCGGTCAGCAAACAGATCCATGTTCACTGATGGGGGAGCTACAAAGTTGTCACCAACCTTGCAGTAATACATGCGTGTTAATAACGCACACTCCAATGTACTAATATCGGCATTATTGACCCCGAGATCCAAGTTGGGCGATAGCTCCTTAATAGAGTACAACTTGCGGGTTTTGGCCACTTCCTTAGCGTGTCGATCGACGGTGAGCCTAGGGTCACTGAGACTAGTCTCTTGTGACACTCCGTCAATCACGCCAAGGCCTCCTCAGCCCCGATCTTCAAGACCATGACGGCCTCGGGAACGGAACATATCACCGAATCGACTCCACACCGATTTCGGGCCAGCATTACGTTGCTGGTACAAAAGGTTCTTTGCTGTGTTACTAGCGTGCATCTCCGCAGCAAGTTGGTCCATGTCATCTGGGATGAACACCCCTGCCACAATCACCTCAATGACCATGCGGATATCAGTGGGACGAAGCCCATGTTTACTGATAATCTGCATAGCCATTCTACGCACAGCGAGAATATTAGCGGCATTAGCTGTTGGACAGCCAAGCCGATTTTTGATCTCCTTTACCACACAACTGGCATATTTAGCGCGCTCGTTCTTCAGGATCTTGCGGTGTTGTTTCACCTCAATCACATCCTGGCATCGCGTAAAAACTAGTGTTGGTAGCTCTACCTTTTCTTCAACCTGAACAGGTTGGATGACCACTGGTTGGTCCACAACCACCTCCGCTACATGAACGGCTTCAACTGGTGCTACATAGCGCACCCAGTTAATTGGTGGATCGTAAACGACCATCATTCTACAATCTTGTAGAGCATCTGCAACAATGGGAACCACTGCAGGTTCCTCTTCTACCAATGGAAGAGGTGCTACATTATCATGTATGTAGACTTCATGAGGACCACTCGCGAGGTGGCGCTCCTTGGGCTCATGGCTAAAAGCAATGAGTTCTTCTGCAAGAACATCATGCATCTGGCGCACTTGCCCGATGACTCCGATCACATGATCAGAGTCTGCTGCAGCACAGCAAAACCAACGGGATACGAAGTTGATAACATTATCAACAACGCATGAGTACGAATCCTCCGTGGTATTACTGGAGCTGCGGGTATGTGGTGGGGCTGGAACATAATATTCCATAGCAACAATTTATTTGAGACACTAGTTGCAAATCGGTATGTGGGGAGTTTTGT